GTATAATAGGTTGTAATAATTAGTTAAGGCCCAAGTTAAATTACCTTTTTTTGTAATTTATTGATGGCCTCCGTCTCTATCTGCTTAACGCGAACATACGATATCTTCAATCGTTTGCCCACTTCATTCAAAGTTAAGTTGCCGTGCTTTTCTACAGCGACCAAGCAACAGTTCAAATCTTCTTCATAATCCATCCACTGTCGACAGTCGCTTTGAATACAACATTCATTGTTTAATAAGCATTCTCGTGAACATAGTTTCATTTCCCCTCCTCTTCTTCTATCAGGTCAAATATATCTTCTATATCTCGTACGTTGAGCGCAAATTTATTTTTAATTTCCTGCTCTTTCTTGCGCAATTCGCGGGCTTTCTTTGTACGAAACTTTCGAGCCAACATGCTCTTATCTTTCATTTTTTCCAAGAAGGGCATAAACTCAGGGTCTTCTGTAATATAAGCCTTTATGCATTCATTAAAAAAGAAATATTTGGTTACATCATCAAATTTGAGCTTCAACAGCAAATTAACGTGCAGTTCCTCCAGCGAAGGAAATTGAATTGTCTTCGCGTTCTCTGGTCTTGGCTTCCGTTTGTACATTATCGAGATAAAATGTGGGTGCCGCTTTCGTTGAGCCCCGCGCTTGTTTGGCGAACAAATTGCGCCTTCGTGTGCAATTCAAGAATATCGCGCGCGCCCGAATAAGAAAACCCGGAACGAATGCCTCGTATCAAGTCTTCCAACGTTGCGCTAGCTGGCCCCTTGTAGGGGACCTGCGTACTCACCCCTTCATCTGAACTATATTGGCCGCGCCATTTCATCTGGGCATCTTTGCTGGCCATTCCTCGATATTTTTTAAATACGCGCCCTTGAGCGTCTTCGTACGTCGAGCCGGGTGTCTCAGCGGTGCCAGCCAACATAGAACCTACCATAACGAAATCAGCACCAGCGGCTAGGGCTTTTACAATATCGCCGCTTGTTCGGATGCCGCCGTCTGCAATAATCTTAACATCGCGATCTGTCCGAGCGCAATCAAAGATGGTTTGTAAGCCTGGTCGGCCATGGCCAGTTTGAATTCGAGTGCTGCATATGCTCCCTCCTCCAATGTTACACCTTACGCTATCTGCGCCCCAGTCTGCGAGATCGTTGAAAGCCTCTAGCGTTGCAACGTTTCCAGCCATAATATGAATGTCTTTGCCCAACTCCACCTTCAATCTTTTGATGGCTTCTTTGACTAAAACGTGATGGCCATGCGCAACATCAACACAGAGAATGTTTGCACCGTTCTCGTAAAGCGCCGCGGCGCGTGTAAAGTAGCGCTCAGTCACACCTATCGCAGCGGCGACGGGCGGATCCACCATGGGGTTCAACTTTTTAATAGCGTCGTAAAGTTCTCTAACAATGCCCGCTTGTTCGTCAATTTCATTATAACGGTGAACAATCCCCAGGCCTCCATGGCTAGCCATGACATGGGCCATTTCGCCTTCCGTCACGGTATCCATGGGAGAAGAAATCACCGGAACATTAAGCCAAATATGGTCATCGAGGGCGTTCCCAATATTGATCTCCTCCCGACTTCGAATTTCTGAGTATCGAGGCGTCAAGAGAACATCGTCGTAGGTCAAAGCTTCTTCAGACTTCATGGGTTTCTTCTCCTTGGGCCGCGCGCTTCACTTCCTCTTCTCCGATCAGCTTATCCAGGTACCACCGGGCTTTCTTAAGGTCTTCAACGGATCTCCCCTTATAGGGATATCGAGAGACGTATTTGATAATATTTCCTTGCGCATAGTTCATGCACCAGGAGTCAATATACTCAAAAGTCTCGATAGCTTTTTCGCCTTTCCAGTTGATATTATAATGTTTAGGGTGGTTAACAGGATCTTCGAAGTTTATCACTTCAGCTTTGGGGTGGGTCATATTTCTCCTCTAGGTGTTTCTTAAAATCTTTAAGTATGTCTTGGGCTTTTTGCCAGCACTCGGGGCAATACAGGCGAACTTGTTCCTCTTTTTCGTTAACTACCACATTCCATGAGGCAACTTGTTCTTTATTCATTTTATCAAATGGCTCCATACAAGTCAAGCAATGATCTGGTAATTTTCCAAATAAAGCTACTTTTGTTGCCATTTCCTTTTGTGCTGCCTTTTTATTCTTACCTGCGCCTTTGCGGCGAAATTTACGTGTTTCTGAACTCATGCTCTTTCTCCTTACGGCACCAACAATTTACAAAGCTGTTCGCCCGCCATCCAGTTTAAATCGACGCGACCCTTTAGGCCGGGGCACGCGCCCCACCCAGTGTACTGCCAGACATCCCACTCGTCCCAATTACGAAGCTGAGCTTCGGGCCCGACAAGGGGTTTTTTGCGAATGTAGTTCGCCCACCAAACAGGGTATTCGGCCAGTTTGGCATGATCCTCTGCGCGGGCATCCCGCATATAAAGGTTCCAGGCCCAGCGTGCCGTATAAATAATTCCTTTAACACCCCATTCGGACTCTGCCAGGGCTAGCCACTCTAAATACCAATCGGCATTATACTGATCGTCGGTCTTCATCCCCGCTTCAAGGTCAATGGCGGGAACCAAATTGCCGCTTTTGAGGCCGACGACGGCCTGGAGAGTGTCGCGGAAGTGCTTAAATTCTGCACGTGCATCCGCTTCGGGATTGTCATATTTATTAAGGTCGGGGCGCGCGAAGTGGTAAGCCCCAACAATAACATTATTGTTCACGGCTCCTTCATAGCGATCCGTCCATTTGCGGTTCACGTGAGTCTGCCCTTCCGTAGCTTTTACCCACGCAAACTTAACGCCGGCCATGGCCGCTTTGGCCCAGTCCACCGTTCCATTGTGGGAACTAACATCGATTCCTACCAGAGGGGCGATTCCTAATGACCCCAATGTGCGCAACCCAGCTAGACCGTCAACGACGAGGCCAGCAGTCTGCTGATATTCTTTCACCGCTTTGAGGGTCTGGGGGCCAAAGTCGCCATCCGCGGCAATTTGGAGGGCGCCTTGCATTCTTTTCACTTCTTGGCCTACATCGCCAAAGCGTAAAGTATAGATAAAACTCATTTCATTTCTCCTTCAGGTTGTTATCCTGTCTAAATAGTGTAAAAATAAATTACCGATCTCCAGTGGAACCAAAGCCACCATGGCCGCGGCTAGAGTGGGAATTTAAAAATTTTTCTTCCGCAACTTCCTCCACATTGCAATGCAAAATAGGGATTAAAATAGCTTGGGCGATCTTGTCTGCTTCTTGAAGGTACTGCGGACTAAGTCCTAAATTGTGCAAATTTACATACAACTCGCCTGTGTAGCCCGGGTCGACGACACATGCCCCCACCACTAGCTGGCGCTTAAAAGCGATGCCGGACTTATTTTTGATTTCCAACATGTGTCCATAGGGTACCTCTACTTTTAAACCAGTGGGAATAAGCACGCTTTGCCGCGGTTCGATAACGAGCCCTTCGTCTTGCATAATGCGCGCTCGTTCACCGTTAGGGCAGTAATATAAATCCACCCCTGCGTCCATCGGATGAGCGCGCGTGGGGAGCTTGGCACCTTCTCTCAATTTGCATACCTTTAATCTCATCCTAATAACCTCCAACTTCTCAATCCGGACTTGCTAGAGAAGCCCCATTGTTCTTCGTATTTAAGCTTGGCCATATACGGCCGATTTAAAAACACTTTGTCTCTCAAGGGATTAACCCCCCAGCATTTAATATCGACCATCGCTGAATTACTATCGATGGTCTTCACAATATAATAGGGGCGCCCTTTAACAGTTTTTCTTTTGATCACCTCGCGGGGAATGAACCAGGCCACGCTCAAATCTAAATCGAATTCAGAAATGGGGGGCACCTTGTGGAAATCGAGGCGTTGACGTGTGTGATCATCTAAAACAAGATTAAAGGGGTAGAGCCCCGAAAGCTCTACCGTGTTTTCAATATATTCGTCGCGTGTAAAGTCTTCAGCACCTTTGTGCTCTTCGACTAACTCTTTTAATTTCTTGCGACTCTTGGGGCGATTCTGAGCCACAACCGTCCAAAAATGTTTGGGATTGCCAAAGCGATCGTCCATTAGTGGCTTCAAGGCTCCGGCCCGAATAAGAACATCAATTGCTTTTTTATTCAACTTAGAATATAGAATCTCGTCGTTAAACAAGAACTCCTCAACGGTTGTGAACGGGCGGTGGTCTATAACCTGCTCGATGGCCTTGTCCCCTAACCCCTTCAAGGATGCAAGAGGTTGGATAAGAGTTTTCCCATCTTCCGAGATGCCCCAAACTAATCCCGACTCATTAATATCTAATGGTTGGATTTTAAACCCATACTTCTTCGCAATATTTATTGCCCGCTCTTTCCGGCTTTCTGGTTCCTTGTCTAAAAAACTAGCCATCCATTCGGATGGGTAATAGTTTAGCAGCCAAGCACACTGATAAGAAATGGTAGAATAAGAGACAGCATGAGACTTATTAAAACCATAACCGCTGAAATACTCAAACCTCTGCCAAATCTTCTGCCCCTCTTCGTGAGATAAGCCCCCATCGAGACAACCTTCGATGAACTTTTGGTGGAGGCCCCTTTTCTTTTCATCGCCTTTCCCTGTTCCCTTTTTAGTCAAGAGCTTGCGCAGCATGTTGCCCTCATCTAATGTCAGATTTTTTCCGAGCTTGTGCGCTAACAGCGCGATCTGCTCCTGGAAGATTAGAAACCCGTGCGTTTCTTTAGTGACTTCTTCCACTAAGTCGTTAAGATAATTAACTTTTTCAGGATTTTGTTTCGCGTCCACATATAGTTCGTGCACGTTGGCGGAGAGAGGGCCCGGGCGGTAAATGGCCGTGATGGCTGCAATATCTACAATGCTTCTGGGCTTGGCTCGCTTGCAAAATGCTTGGGCACCCTTTTCAGTGAATTGAAAAACACCAGCCCATTTTCCCTTGTGGAAGATGTTTTGATATACCTCCTGATCATTAAGGTCCAGAACATCCGGATGGAGCTTTTCATCATAAAACTTTTTGATGTCCTCGAAGGAAGGATTTTCAACGCCATGATGTCGCTGAAGAATGTGATATATGGCCCCCTCAATCATCTTGAGAGTGGAAAGCCCCAGGATATCAAACTTGATGAATCCCATCGGCTCTAAATGGCGTACGTTCTGCCCTTCGGACCATGGTGTTTGGGTGATGCCTCCGCTGTTGATCAGGGGCATATGCTTATCGAGGTCTTCCCCGATGACCACCCCACCGGCATGCCGCGAAACGGCGCGGACCTGGCCGTAGAGCACATTAACATGCTTCGCAACTTTGGGATACTTCATTAAAAAACTTTTAAGGGAGTCGGAATATTCCATGACCTCTTCAAACGTGGGTGTATAGACACCTGCCTTGATGCCATGCTTGCGCTTGGCCAAAGGAGTGGCTTCCATCAACATCTTAGAAGTGGCGGCATTGGCCTCAATAAAAGGAATTCCATAAAACTTAGAGATATCCTTGATAAGAGAACGAAGCTGGAGAGTGTTAAAATTAGAAATGGGAACAACCGTGGTGTCTCCCCATTTCTCGATAAGGATCTCTTTAAGGCCCATAGGGTCGCTTACATCATAATCAATGTCAGGGTAATCGGTAGCGTCGGCGCGCAAGAAGCGGGAAAAGAGAAGGTTGTACTTAATGGGATCTACCTGTGTAATTCCCAATACATACGCTACCAGAGAACCTGCGGCTGAGCCGCGGCCAGGGCCCGTTAATTGGACCTCATTGGCGCTCCTAGCCACTGCATACATGGTCAAAAAATATTTACTGAATCCTCTATCACTAATAACCTTCAACTCTTGCTTGAGCCGACTAACGTATTCAGGGTCGTCGTGGCGCTCAATCTTCCGCAGTCCGTCAACGCATGCGGCGATAAGAGCGTTATTATCCGTTTGTCCCGCCGGTACTACAAAAGCAGGGAGGCGCACGGTGTTGTCAGGCATGAAGTCTTCAATAAGGTTATGAGCAATATGGTGGGTCTCTTCAATGCTTTTAAGGATCATGTCCGAATCATAAGTATAGTCGCACACCTTGGAGTATTTCTTATACGAAGCCCACATTTGATCCCCATTCTTGGGATAAAGCTCATAGCCAATCTCTTCGACATCAGCAGGGAGTTCATTGCTGAGCCAGTCAGGTGTGGAACCTTTGCCTAGCCAGCCCAAGCGTTTGTAAAGCTCGCGGTCCTTCCAGGCGGCGGGGGACGGATAATGGCTGTCGGCAGTGGAGATGAGAGAGATGCCAAACTCTTCTTTCATTTTAATGATATACTGATTAATCTCGTGCTGGTGCTCGACGCTATTCCATTGTAACTCGCCATACCATCGGTCGCCAAAAATCTCTCTCATTTTGCTGGTGGTTCTGCGCATAGCCTCAAGAACTGCACTGTCTCCATTGTCTCGATTTTCCCAATAATCTCCGGCATATACGCCGCCCATGCATGCACTAGCGGCGATAACTCCTTCGCTATGCTCTGCCAACATCGCGTAATCCATGCGGGGGAATCGATAAAAATTTTCGCTGCGAAAAGATTTTGAAACCAGGGAAAAAATATTATTTAATCCTTTCTGATTCTGCGCTAATAAAATGAGGTGCCGGCGGCGGTTGAGAATAGCCTTGTTGCCTCCTTTGGAACTCCCCTCGTCTTCGATAGTGGTCCCTGCGGAAGATTTGTCGATCTGCTTTTGTGCTTTTTTATCTTGGCGTGCGCGCTCAAGCTCTTCTCGCCACTCTGCGATACTAGGAACAAAATAAGCTTCCACCCCGAAAATGGGTTTAAAACCCTTCCCCTCTTTTTTCATTTGCTTGGCATGCTGCACTTGGTACGCAAAGCCATTCATGTTCCCATGGTCCGTTAACGCTAGGGCATCGCTACCATTCTTATAAGCAAAGTCCATATGCTCTTGAGGGTAGCCAAGGCCGTCGAACGGACTCCCCATTCCACTGTGCGCATGCAGGCCAACGAATGCAATCTTACTCTTGTTCATTATCTACTCCAATCGGATTCCATTCATGATATGATAATAT